TGCGACCATCAAGTGCATTTAATTCAAAATCCAATCACTAAAGAGCCACAATTGATTCCTAACTACGGCTTTACCACTAAAGACATAACAGGTGGAGGCAAGAAGGGCGGAGGTAGATAAAATGACGAGATGTAATTATTTAGATGCTTGGTTTGATGCCAAGTCAAAAGAAATTGATGAAGACGAAAAGAAAACAAAGAAAGATTTTGTAACAGGTGATAAGAAATGATGAAAGGAAAAGTAGTTTATATTCCCCCCGAAAGATGCTATACGAATGTAAAGATTGAAGAGACACCACACGGCTACCGTCTATATAGGATAGGCGAAAGCAAGCCATTTATGAGTCTCCCATTTTCGTGCATTAAAAGTATAGAATACAAGGAGGAGTGAAAAATATGGAAACAGAAATAATAATATTAGGAATAGGGATAGCCGTTGTTGCGATTGAAAGAGGATATAAGTTTTACAAAAAGGCTATGGCCGATGGTAAAATTAGTCTTGATGAAGTCATTGAAGCGGTAGATATGCTAAAGGATTTACCGAGCATATCCGAAGTAAAAAAGATGAAGAAAGCAGACCTTGTTGCTCTATGTGAAGAACATGGGATTGACTCTAAAGGAGTTAAGGCTGACTTAATCGCAAGACTTGAGGAAGTGATTGAGTAATGGTATCATATTGTTCTGCTGCCGATGTGGGTCAAAGACTTGGTCTTGATAGCGCGCAGCGTAGCAGGGCAGAAAGTAGAATCAATAGTTGTATTAGAAGGGCAGGTGTAAAAATAGACCAATGCTTTCTTGACTATGGTAGAGATGAACCACATAAAGGATTAATAAATATCGTTACGCATGACCCCATTTCTGCTAACTCAACCACTATTGTACTACCAACGGCAGTTCCCTTTTCAACATCGGGTTCGGGAAATATTGATGGAGATTCCTTTTCGTGGACAGGCAAAACATCAATAAATCTTACAGGTTGCACAGGAATTTCATTTGACCATGCAGTAGGAGTTATAGTCCAAGAAGGACAAATGGCTCATGCTCTAAGAGAGTTATGTGCTGATATAGCAAGCGGTCTTTATCTTGAAGACGAATCAACACATCAAACTACCGACGATATACGAGGAAAGAATCTTCGTATGCGTGGGTATGCAGAACTACAAAGACTTGCTCATTTGGGTAAGGCTTGATAGTATGGTTCGCGCAACATTTAGGTATGGCAAAGGTGGCGCACAGGGGAATGTTCCTCGCAAAGGAATGCGGGGTTCTTCCGGTGGTGCTATTCAAGGTCAGTATCGTATAGATTGGGATGACCACGAATTGCGAGTAGCCCTTGATAAATTAGGTCTTAATGGAGATGCTATTCTTAAACAGGCTCTTGTTAAAAGAGTGGATGCTGCAATTAAAGAAACGCAAATGAAACTAAAAAGAATGGCAGGTGCTTTAGCAGGTGTTAGGATTCCTCCTCCTCCAACATCATCAAGAAATATCTATACAAAAGTAGCAGACCATTTAAATTATGATACTATTGCCGGAAGCACATTTATTCGTGTCTATGCAGCAGAAGAAATGCGAATGGCAAGATTTGGTGTTCGTGGTAGTCGTGGTGGAGAAATCGCAAAAATAGTAGCAGGTGGTATGAAACCATTTACTTACTCCCCATTTTTACCTGCTATGGTAAGGTCTTCTACCGGATGGTTTTCAAAAACAGGTAGAGGATTTGATTATGCAGTAGGCTTAAGGAAAAACAAAACACATCCGGGCTTTAAAAGAACTTATGATTTTATGCTAAATATAGAAAATCATGTAGTAAAAGAATTTGAAAAAGATAAAGAATTAATAAAAGAGAATTTAGCAAGATTCGCAGGATTAGGATATGGTAGGGTATAGATATGGCAATAGCAAAGAATAATCATTTTTGGACTTCAAGACTTGGGGGTAATGACCCTACATCTCCCGTAGGTAATAACAATACTGCATGGACTTTACATGCGGGTAGTTCTTCAAACGGTTCAGTTTCGGGTAATGCTTGGGAAATTGACGGCGAAGGAACGGCAGGGCAAATATGGAAGCAGACAGTAGCAGATGATGAAAATGATTTAACTATAATTGCTGGAATATCCTATGATGTTACCAATCCTCCCGATGGTTCAAGTGATATACTAACATTAGATAACGGAAGCCATCAAGCAAATGTTAGAGTTAATCCTTCTACCAGCACATTAACTCTTGTTGGAACTGCCCCAAGTGGTAGTAAAACAACAGGAGATTTAGATTTAAAAATGCTGGAATTTAATGCCGTTCCTTGTCTTCTTCGTCTTACTCTTAATAGTAGCGGAATAGCAAGATTATATGTAAGAGAGATAGTAGAAGACGATGATGCAAATACACACTACTTAGAAGTCAATTGTCCTGTTTCGGCAAATCAAGGGGCTTTTTTTGGTAATCAAAGCGGAAAAATAAATTGGTATTCAGTTTATTATACTCCTTATGGCGCATACTCCCCCGATGAAATGGATATGTCCGACTTTACTACTAATAGCCTAATTAGAACAGGTATTAACATTGTAAATATACTAAAGAAATCAAGAAGATTTTTTATCAAGACTCATGTAGGAGAAGGAGGAATAGTCTATGGTTATGACCTATCTTCTAATGCTATGACTAATCGTATTCATCCACCATCTATCCATGTAATTACACAGAAGATAGAAAGTCCGGAGTTCTTAACTCTAAGTGGAACAAGAACAGACCAACAATACAATGTAATAGTATATGTAACCACAAAAGGAACTGATTACAAAAATGCTTATCGCTTAGGTCTATCTATAATGGGCGAAATCTTTGATGAACTATATACTAAGACAGGTTTAGAAGATGGTGTTGATTCCCTTATAGGCCACACTACAACATTAGACCATAAGATTGATGATGATGAAGTTGTGTGTGTTCATACTCTAACACTAACTTATATGAAAAAGATTCGCATGTTCTTAAGAGAAGTGTGAGAAGCCTTTATTAGTTATAATATTCATGTCTTAGAACATGGCAGTAGGACACCATACAAGATATGTCTCAATCGCAAAAGAAGCAACCTACAATTCTCCCGAATTAACGGCAGATGCAGTAGGCGAAGTTGAAAGCGAAACAATGCAACAGACATACGATATACTAAAAAGAAGTGATATGAACTACTATGGTAGTGCAAAAGCAGTAACAAGCAAACTAATGTCAAGTGGCGCAGTAACAATGGCACTACAACCCGATGCTTTTACTCTTATGTGTCTTCACGGAATAACAGGCGTTGATAGTGGTTCTGCTGCTGATGATGCAAGAGTATTTACTGAAATAGGGGTAGGTGCAACAGATACCCTCCCTTCCTATACAGTAATGTGTGGAAGAGATGAATCCGAGCATGTTTTCTCCGGTCAAGTAATTGATTCTATTAGCGTATCTTCAAGTATTGGAGAGTATGCTATGCTTACAGTTAATTTTACAGGCGCAAAACAAAATGATGATAACGGGGCTTTGCATACTACTCTTCCTGCTTATACAGGAGATGCAGCACACTTCTCAAAGGCTTATGTTAATTTTGAAGCAGGAGTAAATACAAGCGATTTCTCTCCTCATGTTCAAAGTATTGACTTTGAGATTAGAACAAACAGGGATTTGGATAATACTTATTCTCTAAGTAGTGATACTTGCATTCGCAAACCACCTGTTACTACAAGAGAAATAACAGGAAGCATTACTTTCCATAAGAGTCTTGTAGCATCAATATCAAGTGATGTAGCAAAGAATGAACCTAACATTAATGATTTAATGTCCGGTGCTAATGCTTTGAAAAATGGTTCTATTGCTGCGCCCGCACTTTCAGCATTATTTTATGTTGATGCTGATAATTACATACAATTTGAGTTTCCTAAAGTAATTTATGAAATGCCGGAAACAAGCGTAAGTGGTAGAGATTCACAGACTATGACTGTGAACTTCCATGCTCTTTATGATTTGGCAGATGCAAATAGCATGATGCAGATTCGTTGTAAAACAAGCGATACTACCGTAGCAGACTATGATGCACTTTGATGGGGGTTCTTAGATGAGCCATACCATCACCGACCCTGCGAAACTAACTACTACGGTAGTTGTTGGAACGCAAGCCACAATTCATACACTTATACAAACTGCGCTAAGAGCATTAGCAGCAGGAGATAAGATTGTTGATATTAGCATAAATAGAAAGAGCGTTGGTAATAATTTTATAGGAATTATTACTTATGAAGACCAATGAGATGAGATTCCATGAGATACAACAGTAGTGTAGTATCTCTTTGGAACGAGTCAATGACTCGTATAGTAATAGAAAAGGAAAGTGAAAAGAATGCCAGTATTGAAGAAAGAAATTGAATTAGATAACGGAAAGAAAATTTGGGTTAGACAAGCATCCGGAATGGATAAACTTGCGATTGAAAAAATACAAGCCGGAGTTCTGCGAAAGTGCAGACACTTTGGTACAAACCCTACTGATTGGTCGGAAGAACAACAACAAGAGTTTGCAGATATGCTTGATAGCGAAGGCGCAGGTATAGATAGCCAAATCTCCAATTGGATTCCAAAATGTGTCATTGATAAAGAAATTGACATTAATGTTTTAACAAGCGAGGAACTAAGAACAATATTAAATTTCGTTAGAGGAGACGACATAGAGGGTGCTTGCCCTTTGGATTAATCTCCCAAGTCGCACCAAGTTTATGTTCAGCATTTAAGGGAGTATTACCAAGCGATTTATTTGACAAATATAACTGCAAAGGAGGATTGATGAAGTTAGAATTTGACATGATTATTGCATCGGAAATGGCTGAAAGAATAAGCGAGCAATATGATGAAGCAAAGGGTCAAGCAGGAAGTCGCCAAGCGAAGAAAGCAGTTGCCCGAAGAAATCAAAAGAGAAGTACATCAATAAGAGACCAAGCGGAAGTAGCAAATAAGTTAAATGGTTGGTTGAAAAATGGCTAAGTCGGGTGCAGCAAGAGTATATTTCGATGTAATCGGTAGATTTTCAGCCGATAGAATCTTAGGTGATACTCAAACGGCAGCAACAATTCAAAAGGCTATTCTTATTGATACATTAGGAGGTATTAATGACTCCTTTATGGAGACTACTAATCAAATCCTAATGGGTGTAGCATCAATGACTGATGCCTTCTTTGAGTTTGAGCAACAGTTTGTTAGAGTTCGTAAATTTTACAATAGCGAATCGGTTGATGAAGTAAATAGATTTGCAGAAGCCGCAGTAAAAATGGGTGAAGGCTTTGCCTTTACAGGTGCAGAAGCACTTGCCGCATCAGCAAGAACGGCTCAATTAAAGGGTGTCTTAGGACAACAAGAAGCAGTTATTGAAGCAGCAAGAGCAGGTCTGTTAATGGCACAGATTGGTGAGATGGAAACCGAAGAAGGAATGAATCGTTTTATCCAATTGGCGCAACAGACACAATTCCTATATGGTGGAATGACTAAGGCTCAATACGATGCTCTCGATGCAGCAAAACAAGCAAATGTAGTAAGAGAATCTTCTATACATACTCTCAATCAATTGAATACAATTGAAAACTCTTCTGTTGCTACAATGGAAGATATTACTTTCGTTCTTAACCAATTCGCAAGTCAAGCGGATATCGCAGGTGAAAGCATTGGTGAAATGGCTGCTATGTCTGCTTTGCTACTTGAGACAGGTGAAGAAGTAAGCAGGGCAGGAACAGGTCTGCGTATGATTTACCAGCGTCTCGGAAACGCAAGTAATAACGCAACACAAGCAATCGCAGAATTAGTTGATGGTGTTGATTCTCAAGGCGTAGCACAAATGAAACTAACAGATGTTCTAACTGCAATCGCACCTGCTTATGCAAATATGAATAGCGAGCAGAAAAGAGCATTAGCGGTAAATATTGCAGGTTCAAGACATTATATTAAATTCCTAAAGTTAATGGAAAATCAACAAAGGCTTACAGAATTGCAGACTATTGCATTTGAATCGCAATTCCCTGCTATTGAAGAGTTTGAAAATAAACAGAAGTCTGCTGCATTTAAGATAGACTCTATGAATGCTAAGTTAGAAAACCAAAGAGTAGAGTTAGGTGAAAAATTAGCACCTGCATTTATGTCAGCAGCAAGGGCTGAATCATTTTTCTTAGATAGATTAGAAGACATTATAGGCGCACAGGTTCGTGGACAAGAAGTGTTTTTGCCATTTGTAGGTAGTGTTATAGGTCTTGGTAATGCGTATCAAAAGATTCTACAACCTACTATGGATTTAGGTCTAAACATAATGGGTATGGTTATTGCTTTTAAGACATTACATGCTATTCAGCCTAAAAATATTGCAGATGTAAAAGAGAGTGTAAAATCTTATCAAGCCATGAGAGAGGCCGCAATTTTACAAAATGCCGTATTAAAAATGAATAAAAGCGAGACATTAGCATCCACTCAAGTTACTTTAACGGGTCTAAATAAAGTCCAACATTCTTATCAAATGACTGCGGTAGCAGCAAGAAAGAAGGCACAAGTAGAAAAATCAGCATTAGAACAAAAAAGAGTAGCATTACAGGTTGAAATTGAAGCAACAAGAATAGAGTTAGCAGGTGCAAAAGGTAAAAAACAAACTGCTGCAATAACCTCAAAATTAACTTCTCTTGAAAAAAAGTTAGGTGAGGGAAAAAGAAGTATAAATTATCAAATAACTGCAAATATGAATTTAACTAAGCAGTTAAATGCAGAAACCGCATTTCAAAGTAAATTAACTGCAAATCTAAATAAAGATAGACAATTGGCTAATGAAATAGGGGCAAGGTCAATTGAACAATTACAACAAAGCGTAAAGCAACAACGAAGTATAACAGGAACAATAAAACATTTAAATGATTTAAGGTCTTCGGAAATAGTTTTAGCAAGGGCATTAGACCCTATCGTAAAGGAAGGTCTAATGACAAAACAAGCAGAACTAAAAACAAGTATAGAATCAGCGCGTCAAATAGACATGCAACTTAATCAAGCAGAAGCGGTTGCTATCTCTAATAAAAAGGAGACTGCTACTATAAGAGATAAAATAGTAACAAATGAAGAACATATAAATCAATTAGTTGAAGAAGAAATAAGAGTCGCTGCGCTTATTGTAGCAGACGACCAAGCAATCTTGAGACAAAAAAGAAGCATTCAAGGAAATGCTCAAGAAGCCATGAGTTTCAAAAAAGTAGGCGAAGCCATAAAAAGTAAAGAGTTTGCTCAAGGTATGCTTAATGGTGCTTTGCTAACATCAATGCTAATTCTTCCAAGTGTTGTTGATGAAAACAAACAAATGTCTGCCATAATGTATGGTATGGCTTTAACTACAATCCCAATGTTAGTAAAGTCATTTAAAACTCTTCAAACTGCAATCAAGGCTACTGCAAGAGAAGGCGTTATAATGTCGGGAATGATGAGTGGTGGTCTTGCTTCTTTTGCTATGTTACTTGGTGGTGTTGCTGCCTATGCAGGTTTTGAGTTATTCGACAGTATATTTGGAGAAAACTTTGAGACAGATATTGATAATTTAGAAACTATGAATAGTGAATTAGATAGAACTTCACAGATTCTTGCAGACTTACAAGGTGCTGCTGGTGCTACCGCTATAAATGAAGGATTATTTGGTAGTCTTTCTTATGATGATTTAAAGCAAGATGCTGAACTTACAGATTCTACATTAGCAAGCCTACAAGAAAGAATAGGTTTAATCAATAAAGATATAGAAACGGCAACAACCGCAGGAGATATAGAGTTAGTAAGAGGATTAGAACAACAGGTTAGTAGGCTTGGGGTTATAGAAGAAAAATTACTTGCTATTGACGATGCTCAATACTTAGTAAATCAAGGCGCACAAGAAATGGATGAGGCTTACGCAAACATATATAGACCTAAAGCAGATGGTTTTACAGGTATATTTAGTGATGATGCACCTTTAGTTAGAGCAGGGGTTATTGAAAACAGACAATATGGAGTAGTCGGTAGGAAAAATGGAGAATATTTTTCTGAACAATTTGGTAAAGGTGCAGACGGAAAGGCCGCAGCAGAACAGTTTATTGCAGATTTTGAAGGGAATGATTCTTATGATGATATTAATATAACATTTATGCAAGATTATTATAGTAATTTACTTAGCGTTCAAGAAGATGGGGTAGATGCACTAATCGCAAATGAAAGATACTTATATGATAGTATTTTAGAGCAACAAAATGAATTTGCTAATGCAAGAGAAGAATTATTCTTTGGTGAAAGAGCAAACTTTACAGGTCAAATTTACAAGCAAGTAGTTCAAGGTGGCGTAGAAAGTCTGCTACATAAAGTTGAACTTGTGCAACATAATGTATTTAATGGAATGACTCTTCCCGAAATGGTTGATGCCGTTTCGCAAGGAGTAATGCAAGAGTTAAGAGACCAAAATTTGATAAGTTAGAGAATAGTATTAGGATAGTGAATTAATGAAGACAGTTGGAACAAAATATAATTATTGGTTGTCCGGATATTACGACGATTTTAACTCTTGTAGATTAGTTGCAGATGATTTAAATCCTGCATCGTATAGAGATTTAGACCATACTTTATCCCATCATGGTTCTTCTATTGGTAATGTATCTTTTATTCCAAGATTTTATTACTCTTATGCAGATAGACTACGACAAGAATATTTAGGTAGTCTTCATACTACTTACTCAACAGAACAAGAATTATATTTAACTTCATTTCAGTCTTTAGCAGGAGATAACCTAAAAACAAATGCAGGTTTCCATGAAGCACTTACATTAAATCCAAGAGAAGCAGAATCAAATTTATATCAAAATAGAATGCACTTAGAAGTTCCTAATTCTATAATCGCAAATAGACAGAAATACAATGGTGAAGCAACAGACCATAACTACCTTGCATTTCGCAACGGACATGAAACGGCAGGAATATATTATGTTCCTATGGGTATTATGGATATGTCTTATGGTTCTGCACCTGTAAGCATGTATGATATAACCGCAGGAGTTACTTCACAAGCAAGCCCAAGTGCCGGAAACCCAATACCCTTTTTCCATAAAGGACTTACTAATACTTCGGGAAGTCATGATACTCCCGATAAGACATTAGTAATGGCTTCATTTGCTGGTGCTTATTATCATTCTGCATTCGCAAGACAAACTCCCACAGTATCATATTCACTTTCGCAATCGCATGAAATAACAAGTCCTTCCGGACAAAACTTTTTTGTTCATAATGTATTTATTGAACCCGAACAAACCGCTTCTTCGGGAACTCATAGAGTAATTAATTACACAGGTAAGTTGCGATTTAAAGGTATAGGTGAGACATTTAACTTGCGATTAATGTGCGACCCACATTCAAATCATACTCCAAAATATACACTTAAATTAGGTTATCCTAATCCTTATGTAAAAGCAAACAATACTTGGTCTTCTGTAACATCTCTTGTTACAGTTGATATTGATTTAGCACATGCCTCTTTGCAGAAAGCAAAAGGTTCTATTACCAAAGATTCTTTTGGCACTCCTGCTAATCTAAATCAAACAAAAGTAGGAGATTGGGTTGATGTTCAAGTAGTAATGGATTTTGCTGGTAACACATGGAAGGCTTATGCTGATGGTAATACTACTCCTTTTAATAATGGTTCTTTTGGAACAACATTTAGTGCAGCGACTATGGGTGGCCTTAATGGTTGGTCTTTAGATTTGCATTATACAAAAGGTAGTGATGATTACATAAACCATACTACTCTTATTGATAGAGCAGGTATGGCTATTCCTCTTACAAATAAATTTAATGGTGATTTAAATTCTTTACCTCCTGTTAATAAAATGACAATGAATTTAGGTGCTAATTCCACAAGCACATGCTCTATTGATATATTAGATGATAATAGCGCATTTACTCTTACTCCTCTTACTTCTACCGCAGAAGATTGGAGGCTATTAGTATTTCAAGAAAACGAAGATAGACCTCTATGGTGGGGCTTTATTGAAAACATTACACATAAACAAAGTGTTTATGATAATTCTATGACAACAACAATTAGTGCTTCGGATTCTTTAAGTGTATTTAATAGATTGCTTCCTATTTGGGAAGTAGGTCAAGGTGCATTCCAATCCCTTAACAACCATTTATCTATGTCTGCTTCTACTGCTAAAAAATACGATGAGACATTTGCACTACATCAAAAAATGGACTTTGGTTCTGTTGATTTGCAGATGCTTGATTCTAATATAGGATTTGGTGTTTTTAATACAAGAGGAAGGCTTCTTAATTATAATAATGTTGCTAATAGTAAAATGAGTTTATACTCCGGAACTGCTATACAGATGTATATTAATGAAGACGAAGATGGCGCAAACTCCGTTGAAAAAGAATGGGCTGGATTAAATGCAGCGAATTGGGGAATGTTTGATATTTATTCTATGTATAGAGAAGCAAATAAACTATTTGTAATTATAGAAAGAGATACAAGATTTACTATTGATACTTCCGGAACTACTCATTATCGTGCGTTAGCAGTAGGTGATAGGGTGTCTCTAAAAGGAACATTAACTAATGACGCTGATAACCTTATTATTTCTGCGATAACATATAAGCAACATCAAGGCGGAACTGATAACAGGTATGTAGCCTTTGAATTGGCAGTAACAGGAACACAAGCAAGCGATAATCTACAAATTACTTTTAATATAGTAAATCACATACAAAGTTATAACATGAATATGTTTGGCAACGAATTATTAGAATTTATTGTTAATACTCCTTCTCCACATAATTTAAGCATAGGAGATGAATTTGTAGGTTTTTCCGGTGCAGACCATCCATTCGCAGGAGAAGTATTTACTGTAATAGGAGTTCCTTCGGCAGGAACAGTTTATGCTGAAACAACAAAAAAAACAGGTCTTGCTAATTTTACTGCTTCTGCTGCCACAGAAGAACTGCATGTGTATAGACAAAGAGATATTAATTCGCATAATGATAAAAGAAGAGTAATAACTCCTGCCGTTATACATCAAACTCCAAGTGGTGCTACTACCGATACTGCTAATGCTGAAATGGTAAGAGTGGGCTTAGACCCTGTAATACATAGTCGAATACACGCAAGATGGATGCGAGACTTGCCTTTATCTACTTGGTTTAAAGCACAGTTTGGTATTATAGATGCAGAACCATATACAAGAGCAGGTGTAGGTAGTATTACAGAACATCCCTTTACTTCAACACAAGCAACGGCAAATGGTTGGGCTACATCAACAGGTAGAACAAGTGCTAAATTAACTGCTGATATTGCCGCAGGTGCTATTTCAATAACAATTAAAGACCCTGCTATTTGGTATCATGCTACCATGAATAAATTAGATGAATTTATTTTAGATTTAATAGATAACTCAACAGGAGAACATGATTTTGCGATTGGTAGTTTATTATCAATACAAAATGAAGTTCCTATTGATTGGGAAGGAGACGGAACTTGGGATTTTGGAAGCGCACATGGTCTTGCAGAAGGAGACATTATAGCAATTTGTGGTTTTAAATCAAATTCTGCATTAAATGGAGTCCACATGGTAAAAGAAATATCAACATCAACGGGTTCATCATTATCAGCAAATCACATTAAGACATGGAAAATTAACAAGTATGTTCCTACAAGAAACTCTTTTGCGTTTTTACAGGCTAAGTATCAACAAGGGTCGGGTTGGAATGATGGAACGGCAAGACACAATCAAGACCCCGATGCAGTTAATTGGAGTCTTGAAGCAACAGATGTTAATACTAACTTTGGGTGGGATGGTTCTTTCCCTTCTGCTGAAACAGGAGGAAAGGCAGCACATGGTATTGTAACTATTGGTGGAGTAAAAGGAGTAAAAAGAGAATGGAAAATAAATGATACTATTCTTGGTTTGCGAAAAGTAGATGAGTCTAATGGCTACAAACATATATTCCTATCTTGGGCTGATATGCGAAACGATGGTAATGCAGATGCAGACGGAGGACACAGAAAAACAACTTATGGTCTAAATTTACCTACTACGCAGAACTACGAATTACTACTTACATTTGCAGACCAATTTGATAATGAAGGACAACCCGATGTATTTACAGACTTAAAAATAGGCGCAGATGCAGATATTTGGGATATTGATTCTACCGTTGAGCCTTATAGTGGCGGTGCTTGGTCTGCTTTAGATGGCGCAAGCAACGATGAACCATACGATACAAGATACCACAATTGGCAAAACAAAGGTGGTGCAATAGCACTTGTTGATGTGAGCAGATTTTGGAATTTAAACACTATGGCTTGTGGAGGAAGGCCGGGTTATTCAGCAGGTGGCCTTGTAGATTTTGGAGATTACAATGTAGCAACATTCGGATTCCCATACCTTATTGATTCTTATTGGAAAGAGGCTACTGCATCTTATAAAAATTCGGGAAGTCCTATCCAAAAACATAAAAACTCTTTGAATTTTATTAATGACGGAACTAAATTAAAAAGTAATCTTGTAGTAGGAGATACTACATTAGCACTAAAGGATATAACAGAATTTGATACTTCCGGATATGGAGTAATAATGTGCGAGAAGGGTAGTAATAATACCGCAGAAAAAACTGCATACTACTATGCTTGGACAGGAAAAGGAACTGCTACCATAAATGGAACTGTTGTTGATACTCTAACAGGTGTATATCTTACATCTTATTCAGTAGTTACGCATCCTCAACATGCAATAGACCAATTAAAAGCAGATGTAACGGCAGGTGCAACAGGAAGTAGTGTTGCGATTGGTAGCAACGAAGACTTACTATCCGATGATAAATTAGATACTAATTTTGATAAAGTCACTGTCTATAATACTACTGCTGCTCTATATGGTCTGCGATTAAACTTAAACATAGTAGGTAAAATTACTTCTGCTAATTGCGGAACATTTACTGCTGATGAGAAGATTTCATTTATTCAAAATAATGCAATTCACGAATCTTGGTTAAATAATTCTTCCCTTCCTGCAATTAGTGATATTAACAATGTTCCTATATTGAGAGATAATTCTTCGGACACTTTCGGATGTTCTATTGATGCAAAGACAAAAACCATCTATGATATTCTTGATAGTATGAGTAGCAAAGAAGGAGTAGGTATTGCTGGTAATACTAAAAGATTGACTTTCCAAATGGGAAGAGATAACAGATTAGAGTTTAGAGAAATATATGATTTGGGCGTTACTTTAAATCGTGACAATTTAAAAACATCAAATCTTAGAACAGAAGGATTTTCGCAAATAACAAATGTAAGAGTATATTATAATGGTAATAGTTCATTTGTTGATTTCCCAACACCAAGCGAAAATACAGATATAAGATGGAAAACTTTAGCATTCCCCGAAGTTATGAATAGAGGAGAAGCAGAAGCATTAGCAAAACAAGAATTTGATAGAGAAACCGAATCAAAAATTAGTATTGAAGCAGAAATGCTAAGAGATGCTAATAATAATCACAAGATGCTTAGTGGTAGAAGAGGATATATCGCAGATGTGTTTAGAAAAAGATTGAATACATCATCAACCTCAATATCGCACACGCAACCCGAAACCTGTTGGTGGTCTAATAAAAACGGAGGTAGTCCTTTCTTTGGAATACAAAATGGACTACACAAAATAGGTAAAAGTAAAGCCACACATACCTTTGACAAAACCAATCCCCATACATCAACCTCACAAGTTGCTCATCCGGTTGTAGGTAATGAAGCACATCCGGAAACTTTCGGGGTGGAAGGATTATCTTTGTTTAAAACAGATGGTGGCGTATTTAATCCAAGTGGCAGTAATACATTTGCTAATCCTCCACTAACTGCTTTTGGTATTGCAGGGCAAGTAATAATAACTACTGCTTCTACAACATTTAGATTTGACTATAATGGTAATACAGGAACTAATGTCACCTATTCTACCGCAGGATATTATAATTTACCATGTCAAATAGGAAGCACAGGAAACTACTATAATTTTAGAATATACTATGATGGAACTTCTTTTTCCTCCGGAGTTCATACCATTAATTTTTCTTTTGCCGAACAACATCTAAAAAATGAAGCCTATTATTTCTATGGGGCAAATAGCCTGTCAAATGCTCTACAAGTAGTGCATGTTAGTGCAGGAACTAACAAAGTAAGTGCTACTACCGGAGAAAAGTTGCGATTAGCAATTGGATTATTTTCGGGAACGAATAGCACAGATGTAAAATTCCAATTGTATTTAATGGATTGCGATTTTAATACAACCGCTACTTCATCTAATTTCCCTCCGGATAATACAGTAACAAATACACTAAACTCAACATATAGAAAGGATATTACGATAGACGGAAATGGATATTACACAATGGATATACCATCGAGTTATGATGGTAATGCTCGCAAAATAATATTTTCAGTTAATTATGATTATCTGTGCGCGCTTATTAAAGAAAGATGCGGTGATGTAGTAGCCTTTGGACAATCATCAATGGCTAATGGGAAGATAGGTCTTGGGTCATTAGGATTATCCACTTCTGCTGATTCCATATTCCCATTAGGAATGAGAGAATATCCGGAGATGGGTGCTTTAGCAAAGGAACACGCTGCTTATTACGCACCAAGAATAAACATAGTTGATGATTTTGCTTATATTCCTGCTACAAGCCTAACATATACAGATGCTAATATTGACATAAGTAATGAGAGGATGATAATAAAGAGAATAGGTTGGCAACAAACAGAAAGGAATGTGGAACAAGTAAAATTAGGTCTTGAAAAATTATCAACCCATTCTCGATACAATTTCGCAAGAGCATTTAAAGAGAGAACAGGAGGAGGCGGAGGCGGAAGAGATAAAGCAAAAGCAAAACCCGCAAGACCAAGACCACCTTCGCTAAGACCACCACCCGCCAAGTTCGGAGGTTCGGGAGATAATGATGGAAGAAAGGTAATGATGAGTCGTCATGTGGATGGTGGAGACCCATCTTCGCAAGGTATGGGTTATGCTGGTATGACTTCTAATGATATATCGCAAAGCCTACTAAATAGAATCAAAGGTAAATCCGATTTCAACAATGACATAGGTTCAAGTGGCGGAACATGGGGCATTCTCGGTATGAAGAAGACAGGTAATCAATCCTCCTTCGATAGAGCAGTTGATGGTGTTGATGTTATCAGTTCACCTACAACCGGAGTAGCAATCGCAACATCCGAAGGATTCTGTATGTCCGGTATAGAAAACCCTCTTGACTCCGGTTCGGGGCAGAATGAGCAACATACTTATTCCATGTCTTTGCGAGTTCCTAATGATTCGGCAGGGGGATTATTTTCTCTTGAGTCAATAGTATCAACAGATACCTCAACCAATATAGAACTAACAATGACTGCTACTTGCATTGAAACTAACAAGAGCGTTAGCACAACAAAAGTCCTTACAGGCTCTAAAAACAGGGAGAAGATACTCTTGATGCCCACTACCCTCATTGAGGGTCTTAGCACCGCAGGAAACACCCTTAAAATAGACATAACAAGGAAACCTAATCAAGGTAATGACAATGCGCCTTATGATTCCCTAATCATTCACAATACTTCCGTGAATCTAAGAAGATTGAATAAACCTAATGTTGCCGAAAGTGATAACTTCCGACCTTACTAATTGGTGAGGCGAGGTAACACAGGAGGAGTTTATGCAAATGAAGAATGAGAACCATAAGAGGGTTGTGTTACCTGCCTCAATCTAAACACGGTTGGTTGTATTTATAAATCCTTCCATGTGGTTCTCAATTCTTTTATCCTTCTTGCGGTGACTCTACCTACTCCTCTAATAGCCATCAAGTCTTTGATTCTAACCTTTGTCTTGAGTAAGTTAGGTATGCTACCGAACTTATTGAGTAATGATGTTGCTATTTCTTCTGTTATTCCTTGAACTCCCATTAGAGCAAGCAATCTTGGGTCAGTAGGCAAAGTCTTAGTTCTCTTAGCAACAGTCAATGTCTTACCTATTTGTTTTTTCAAGTGCGATACTTGTAGCCACTCAACGAAATCTTCCATATTTACGAACTCTATAATCCTAAGTTTAGGGAAATGCGAATAGGCAACCATCTTAAATGACTTGATAACCCTATTCATTTTTGCTATTTCCTTCTTCATTTCATGTGCCTTTGGTTTTCTTCCCTTGAAATATGGTTTCAATTGCGTTCCATAAATCGCAAGGAATGGTTTTTCTGATACTTCGCAAAGTTCCGATAACTGATGATTGATTGTCCTTCCGTTCCTTCCTATACCTAATATTGTGCGATACAAGTCGTTGATTTCCTTTGCCTCAATCAACCAATCTCCTATTTGATAATCACCGTGAGGTAGTCTCTTTACGAGAACATTACCTTTAGGGTCGGTCTTACGATTTCCGGCAGCAACATAAAGACGATGTAATAAAGCGTCGTTTTCCCTGTCGTCTGCGTATATCATATCGCGAATACAATTAACAGACTGTATAATCATTTCCCACAATACCAGCAATCTCCGTTGCATAAATTGTGTCTGCGATACCAAGAAGGGGAAGGGGAACGCTTGTATTTCATCATTCCACGAACATACTTGCGAGTAGTAGCAGAATTATAATCTATCCAACCAAGACCTTCTATGAAATCGCATATATTATCAACAATACCCATCCTCTCATCAATAGTCAAATCTTCGGGGTCTGCGAACCATCTTAACTGTTGAGCCATAGTCTGCACTAAACCAACACGGACATGATGCGGTGGGTTGCTCATACGAATAGCCCTATTTAGGCATGTAGGTAATGCTACTTCTCCCCCATGATGCCCTACTTTAACCGTGTTATTAGTGCGATTATTGGACTCTTGATACGGATTATCAGCCTTCCAAATAACCAAGTCGAAGCAATCATCGTGATTCACTATACCGAAGAAAGGGTCAAGCATATTATCAAGGTTCTTTCTTTTCGGTATGCTATAATCACTGGGATTCTGTGCGAATACCCTTGCTTCTATTGGAGTAGCCCACTTACCTCTTGATACATTAAAGGTATTAGAGACGCGAGTAATCTTCTCCGGATAACCTACACCATCAAGGGAAGTGAGACCTTCGGCCATCTTCCTTTGATAACGGTCAAGGTGAAAAGCCCAATCCCTGCCCTTTACGGGTCGCTTGAATATTTGATGCACATGGAAACCTCTACCTGTCGCCACAAGCCTCACATCACCTTCTAAACGCTTTATTAGATTAGCAACATCTTCTTTGACTATCTGCATAGGATAATCTTCATTCATATCAAAATCCCACCAAGCCCTGTCAATAACGACAGTATCATAATCATGTGGGTCGTCAAAGTGATAGAGGCTTGTATAGATGTTAGTCTTACCATTGAGTTTGTTGATATAACTATCAAACTCTTCTTTGGAGTAGCATTTCTGTCTCTTCAAACCAATCTGTCGGGGAAACTTGAGCATAGTATGTCACAACCTACTCGTCTTTAATAATCTCTCTATGTCCACATATAGAGCATATCGCTATTCTTTTACTTTCAGTATCAACATCACCCGTTATTAACATAATAGGTCTGCTATCTGCCTTAATTGTCATCTCTCCATCGCATTCTTTACAAATCATTCTTTCACCACAAATTATCTAATCCATTCATTTCACTTTCGCAAGACATTGAAAAGTCGCACCATTGAGGACAGAAATAATCCGACCATTTCATAGGCCATTGATGATTCTTTATACCCTCGCAAGCCTCCTTTAGAGACTTTTCTAATGATGTAATACTTCTCTTATTTACTTTTTCCACGATTAATATTCCTTTACCGCCTTTACCTAATGCGATTTCTTTTTTGTTCTGCGTATTGACCCATCCACCTTTGCAGGTCATAACTCTATCAATATCCCACTCTCCCCAATCATCCTTCCAACCACACAGTTCTGCGAAGAACTTGGGGTTTTCTGCATCGGGGGCAAGATAAGCAAAGTGTGTGATAGGTCTTGTTTCTCCCATCAATCGCAACATACGAGCGTAATAACAAAGTTCCTTCCTTGTCTTTTGCATTTTGTTGGAAGCCCAATTACCTGTCTTAAGTTCATAAATACACAGACCGCCATCGGGGTGAACAAGAATCGCATCTATGAGACCAACAAGGATAACTTCATTCTCTTCATCCCATACTGCCCTATACTCTTCATACTCTACGGGCTTGAATTTATCAAGACCCCACTTTTCAATCCTACATTCCTCAAGGAATACGAGGCTTGCGTTTGACTTATGCTCTCTATCTTCCGGTATAAGAGGGGATAAGACAGATTGGCCTTCCCAATTATCATAGACAGTCTCAAGGTTCTCATGCACGAAAGTTCCTGCAAGCATGGCCTCCGTAGCAGGGAGTCGAGTGTCTTTCAATTGTATCTTTTCCCACCAAAACTTACGAGGACACATATTATAGGACATGAAGGAGGATTTTGATAATTTCAAAAACTTATCTTCATCGTTAGGGTCATAACTACCTAACTTTGATAACTCCTTAGAAGTAAGTCCTTCCGGTGGCCTCTTCATAACTACTCCTCTTCTTTTACATCGTGGAGGGTAGTCTGCACAGACTCTCTTAGAGGCTCATTACAATAAGGGCAATCATCAACCTTATCTATTCCCTCAAGGATAGGGGTTCTAATAGTTCCGTCACAATGAGGACATACCTCTATGTGCATCATATCAAGACTCTCAAGTAGTTTTGATATAATCATGTTGTGCTTTTCTAATTCTTTAACGAACATATTTAGGAACGAGTCAATTCGACTCGCCATACCGTTTAAATTGCTCTCTAATTCTCTTACTGTCGGCTTTCTCTTGCTTGGCATATTTATCTCACTCTCCTTTATCAATATAAATCTATCGTCAAATCCACTCCATATCGCCTATACCACGAAGTTTATTTTCAAGTGGCATACTATCCCATCCCATTACTTCATAATAAGGTAATACCTTTGAGAGAATATATTTATCTGCTAACTGTTGGTATCCAATTTTTGCGATTCCCTCTATCTCATCGGGAGAATCGAAACCTATGTAGTTTCCATGTTCATCAATGGTGCATAGAAAGTAATCTCCTTTGCGATAACCTTTACCCAAATTATCATTAGCCCACTTAGCACCTGCTCTTGCTTCACTAAGAACAGAATATTTTGACAAATCATTCTTGAGTTTCCCCTTTATTGTCAAATCCTCAACGGGTATATCTCCACTAACTATCTTTGATATAAGAGAACCTAAGTGCATAGTTATTACTTCTTCCTTAGTGTCTGTCAGTATAGCATCTATCACTCCTACCATAGCATCTTTCATGGCTTTAGGTAGCCTACTTTGCTTCATCTCTATACCTTTGACATAGAACTCTCTTTCATGGTAATCACCATCAGTCCATTGAACCATACCTGCGTATCTGTTTTTTGCCATTATCAAGAAAGCGGAAGACCACTTCTCAAACTCCGTGATTATTGGTTTCATTTCCTCATTGATAATAGACAATGCAGCAAGCCCTTGTTCCGGTGTTGGAACTTCGCACATAATAGAATCGGTATGTCCGTAGATAACGGGGAATCCAAGTTGTTCTGCGTGGTCTCGCAATTCGCCCAATGTCTGTCTTGAAGTAAATGTAATCGCAGCAGCAATATCGGGGTGATACATACCGAACTTTGCGTCTCCTGCTACCCCGTACATAGAAGCAACAAGGGATTTTGTTGCGAATTGGAGAGCGTCGTATCTCTTATTCTCCATCTCGGTTTCCGATTCTTTCATCTTCTTCTTGTATATGTTGCGAAGTTCAGTCATTTTATCCATCTGTCTGCATAATAGACCCTTCTTATCCATACTGAATTTGATACCATTACCGCAGTCTTCCCCTTCTTCATCGAGAGTAGTCCAACAAATACCGTATTTATCCACATTACTGTGATACATGGCTCTCACATCGAATATCCCTATATTCTTATAGACTCCCGCTTGTGGTTTCATTATCTCCGCACCTTCATATTCCACCTTCCCAAACTGCGGTTTAGTAGGAATCTTTCTATCAAAGTCCTTATCTCTCATACTTAGATAGGTGAACATCTTTGTGATAAATGGTGTGCTTCTAATATCGCAACCTACAATATGTTGTAGAGCAGTATAATATCCGAGAGCATCAACCAAATCATTTAGTCTCGGTAGCAAATCAACATCTTGTCTTGCGTAATCAAGATATGTTCCAAAGTCTGTGTAGTATGTATCGTGACCATCTTCAAGAGGAAGTTTCTTGTCTTTTAGACAATGCAAAGAAACTGCATCGAGACCCATAGAAGGTAATTGACCGTTCTTCATAACCCACAGTTTGCTAAACGCAATCATCAAGTCTATGACATTTATCCCTACTATGGGCTGACCCCAATCACCGAACTCATAACGCACTCTCCTCATAGGAGAGAGCATTCTCACATCTAAGTTATTGTGTTTGAATCTCTTGAATAACTGCTGACAATCTGCATTGACTACATTCCAACCCGTCAATATATCGGGGTCATGCGAATTGAGTAATTTAGCAAATGCCGATAACATCTCGGATTCGTTGTTGAAAGCCTTGAATGAACGCCCGTCTGTTTCGCAAGCCTCATCACCATAGGGGTGATTCTTACAAGGTATGCTTGTGTAATTACCTGCCTCATAATCTTCATGTGTAAAGAAAACAAACTCGCCCTTGATAGAATCACGCACTACAATTATAGTTATCTCGCCACCATCAATCTTCCATTCCATATCGAAGAACCAAACCCTATGTTCGTACTTAGGGCATTCAAATTCGCTATCAACAAGAACTCTATTGGTGAAGGGGATATTACCTTCCCATGTTGATGTGTCGGGGTTGCTACTGCGAAACTCCGACAAATCTTGCGTTGTGCCGAAAAATACTTTCTTTATGTCCTCTCCGTATAGACCTGTAAAACCACTTTCGGTTTCAAGGGGGATAACATCAATATGTTCTTCGACATATAGGTAGGGTCTATGGCCTGTGATTTTGGTTGTCTGCCTCTTGCCTTCGCTATCTCTATGCCTTACAATGACTGTGCTTCCTCTTCCTCTCTCAACAATCATTACAAACACCACATCTCGTATTCTTTCATATCAAGATGCAATTTAGTAAATAGTTCATCATTATGTGCTATCGGTTCATAACCGAGACTAACGACAACATCTCTTAGTCTCTCCGTTGGAGTCTTACCAAAAGGATTTAAGATAGCCACAATAGGAACGCTTAACTTTTTGATTTGCTCATTCCTTTCCTTTAACAACTCTTTGTGAAACCCGTTGCCTCTAAACTCTAACTTAACATAGGTGTTGCCAACAAATACGAAACTTAGTTTATTGTGTGCATCATATACAAGTGTAGCCGTAGTATAACCTACGGGGTAATCATCAACCATAAGGACATAGTATATTGCATCGTTGTATATTTGAGGATAACCCCTCTCATGCGCTCTTACTAAGCCTTCTCCTACCCAATTATGTTCTAAGTCTGTATATGTCCATCCTTTTGAAATTCTCCACTCCATGAGTATTAATAGGTATGAAGACCTTATAAATCCGCCTCACAACCAATCAATACCTTCCTTCTTAGGAAGTGCCTCAAATCTCTCTTTCATTCTCTCGGCTGACTCTTCATATAACTCAACCATAGTCGAGTTGCGATTATTTAACGATGCTGCTACTCCGGTAGTTCCCGAACCTGCGAAAGGGTCGAGAACCCAATCCCCTTCTTCTGTGCTTGCTAACAAACACTTCTCCGGAAGTTCCAATGGAAACGGTGCTTCGTGTCCGTTATTAGCAGGGGTCATATCCCACACAGTAAATAGATTCGCAGGTTCATAGAAGTAATCTTTGTTTTTAGCAAACATAAATATTCTTTCATGTTTAGGAATAGGTCTTTTGATGTATGCTTCCGGTTGAGGATATGCTTTACTTTTATTCCAAATTATTTCACTTCGCAAAATCCAACCATCTTCCTGCAAAGCAAGTGCTACAAGCCAACCAACACCGAGTAGATTCTTAGGTGGGAGGTTTGCTACATTTCTCGCACCCCACTTGTTCTTTGAAGATTTGATTCCGCCTTCTTTGTAGTCCGAACCTGCGCCACCACTACCGTTATAACAATCTCCTATGTTTAACCATAGTGTGCCGTCGTCTGTTAGACTATCTCGCACCTTCCTAAATATATTTACCATACTGTCAATGTATTCATCAAGGGTCTGCGATTTCCCTATTTCGGCATCATCATCCCCATAAGAACGCATACCAAAATAAGGAGGGCTTGTAATACAAGAGCGATATAGATTAGTTGGTAAGGTGACTTCCATTATATCTCCGACTACTATTTCATTCAAGCGAAGTCCTCCTGTATTGTTTTGTGTCTTTCCATTTTGGAGAGGATAACTTCTCTATATAACCCCATCTTTCTATTAATCTTAGAGCATGACCGCACATATCAACGGTCATACCTGCTCTAAATCGCACAATATCTAAACTTCTCTTTAGAACATCGTTAGCGGAAATCAATTCATCTTCTTCCATCTGCAAGACGATATACATAACTGCTATCTTTCTGTGCAATTTGCGAAGACTCATCACATTACCCATCTTGGATAGTGTGTTTATCAAATCATCGTGATTTAGTGCTACTGCCCGACTGTATATATTCTTGAGTCTGCGAGGATTATTCTCGGCAATCTCTTGCGACCACTCGGACAGATTAATAGGCATCACAAAACTCCTCTTTGGAAGAGAAAGCCACCTGCGAATCGCAATAGTATGCTCATACCTTGACCATATTCTGCAAAGTTAATAAAGTGGATTGTCAGTAGGTTTCCGTAATCAATATTCTCAAGACCGCCTTCAAACAAGCAAGGCTCAATGTCTAAGTCTTTATCTATCTCGCAAAGATAGGTAGTAGTTTCGCCTTTGGTATCTTGTCCTACTCTCAAGAACAAAGAGTCACCATCACTATACAATTCAAAGCGATTTACTTTCTGCGAATTTACAGAACCGCTTTCAATAGCATCTTTGAATACGATAGGGTCAAGTCCAACAGTCGAGGCTGACGGCGAAATAACTTCACCATTCGCAGTAATATATGTATTTCCGTCTATACTTTCTGCTCTCTCTTCCGATTTTAAAGACCACTCAAGAATAGTATCTGTTGTATGTGGGAAAGCCTTTGCTCTCTTATCTGCCGTAAGTGTGGTAGTCTTTGAGTTAGACTTGACTCGCAATTTATCATCATCCTGTGTCAAGGTGATTTTGCCTTTATGCTTTGATAGGACACCGAGAAGCATGTCAATGTCGGGAACAATTATACTTTCGTCTCCATCATCATTAATGTTGCCTTTCACACTAAACTCCGATAGACTTGTCTTTCCATCTCTAACAATCATGGTAGTCTCTAATTTGATAGCACTTCTGCTATGCAAAACGCAACCTTTAACTTGATTAATGGGCTTCCCATTAATGGTGCATTTCCTTTGTGTGTTCTTCAATAACTTTACCAATTGTGCCTTCTCTATCGTTGTTGCCATGTATCTTCAACCTCCCCATGTTCATATAAATCCAATGTAAGGTTTCTACCTTTCAGTATCTTATTGCAGTAGGAACAGTTAGATTCTTCTCCTTCGACATGCTCATGCTTGCCAAACTGCGATACTCCCCTACACAGAAAATAAGTGTAGTCGTCTTTTACTACCACACCATAATGAGTGTTCTTCTTGCGCCTACCCTCTCGGACAAGCCTAATTTTTAGAGGCAGGGTTTCACCCCCACGACAAGAAAGGGTAGCCCGACCACTTCGCTTTACGGTCTTTGACCTCTAATATAGTGTGAGTAGTTCCGAGTTCTTCTTGATTAAAGCCTTTCATCTCTTCAATACTTGCTCGTATCTCCCATGAACCTTCTTTCATATTCGGGTCAGCCTTAACACCTGCTGCGATATCACCTTTCTTGGTGTATCTTGCGAGGAATATCTGCTGCGAAAACAATCGCATAGTTCCCTTCTCCCAATCCGGAACTTCTCCGACTTTCATCAAGCCCTTCTGTCCGTTGCCCAAATCTGCGAATTGCCTCACATCTTTTAGGTGGAAGGTAAAGAATACTGCATCAACTGGTAATTGATGTGCGCGATTCATTACATCACGGAACAATTGATTGCGAACTCTCCATTCTGCTTGATTGAATCTATCACCATCTTCGACATTGATAGGATTTTTACTGCGATTCATTAGAACATAGGTCATAGCCTGTTCGCACCACTTTAAGAAAGTGGAACAACCGTCAATGATAACTGCGCCTATCTCGCCTTGTTTCGCTTGCTCTCCTATAATCTTGATGAAGAAACCCATCTTATCAACAAGAGCAACCCAATCAGTAGTATTATCTTCTTTGAAGATAGAAGCATCGGTCTCATCAAATATTGGAATGACTCTAATGTTCTCGTCGTGTGCATAGTCGTGTGCGATTGTTTGAACTGCTGAATTGTCAATATCGAGAATGATAATAGTCTTATCTTTACCTAAAAACTCTCTTGCGATAGATACCGCAGAACCCGTTTTAGCCGTATTCTCTTTACCCGTCAAAGACATTCTAATAGGGGAATTGGTAGTTCGCTTTCTTGCGAACATTTCCCTATAATGCTCTATACCAAAGACATTCTCTTCGACCTTTTCTTCTTTCTTTGCGTTACTCCCCCATGTCATCTAAATCACTCCCAATCGTCGTCTTCTTCACCATACGCTTCATCGAGGGTCGCTTGATGCGAACCAAGAGATTCAATACAATGCCATCCTGTAATAGCAAGTCTTCCGTCGCCTTCTCTTCCTATGTATGGTTGTCCTACAACCGCTAAGATAGAGCCTATACCAAAGTCCACTTTGGTTTCTTCTTCTGCGTTCACATATAGGTCAAGCGGAGGAGACATACTCGTTAAGTCTAAGTCTGCAAGAGCCATGATGTAGCCACCTTTCTCTCTTGGGTCAATGTGTGCGACTTCCATGACAATACATGCAAGAGCATCCCACTTTTCTTTATCGTTAAGAGTATTAACATACTCTTCAATAGAATCAAGACCATCTAATACCTTCATATTATCTGCGATAATACCTTTACCTTCGGAATCCAAAGGTGCATAAGGGAATATGTTTGCGACTTCACTTTCAAGAGTATAGTGCGAAACACCCGCCTTAGCGTATGCTTTGCCATTCTTCGATAGATTCGCAGGTATTCTTAGAGGCATGAAGGTAGGGTAATTTACCTTAGCCAAGTCTCCTCTAAATGCGAAAGGAATAACTTGAATGCCGTCTTCACCTTGCTTTCTACCTACAAATGTGCAGGTTCTTTCAAGGTCTTGCGTTGCCCTTGCCTTTCCGTATGCGTAGTTAGGAGAGCCGGATGGGTATGTAGGAGAACTCTTATTCTCAATACATACGAAGAAACCCGTTCCATCCCCTATGTCTGTCGCTTGTTTTGGCAAGGAACTTCCATTCATAGAATCAAAACCTTCTGCGAAAGGTTGTTTGTTTGTCAAAGACGGATTGTGGATAATTTCATATCCCCCCGCATCATCATGTAGGTATAGGGTGATTAGACCCTGTGCTACAAGTGCCTTTCTTGCTTCTTCGTTCAATGTTCCCATCAAGTTCTTGTATTTGTTGTAGAATACTTTGCCCCAATCTTTGTATCTCGGACTGCTAATGAACATACCTTCAAGCATAATACAACCACTACGGGATAGTTTTGCTTTTGTCGCTCTCATTTCTGCTGCACCCATTCTTAATGTCTTTGTGTGCATGTCCTCCTCGGTGACACCCGCTTTTAGAAGGGAAGCACCTTCTCTCTCCATTAGAGAGTTATGTTTTTGCTTCAATTCATTTACGGAACACCCGATGTTTTTTGCTATTCTTTCATACATATTTTCGTCTATCATATTTCTTCGCCTCACTTTGCTTGTATTTTGTCCTAAACTCCCATGTCCTTATTAACCAACCGATGCCAACAATTTACAATAATTCCATGATACAATCACTTCATCAACACCCATGAGTATATCTCTCTCACTTGTGATTGAAGCATCTATCACTTTCATTTTTGCTTCTGTGCTTACGCCCGATTCGACGGCATAATCAAGAACAGTCTTGATTGTCTGTCTCAAAGGCATGGACTCTATCATCTTATGTGCGGATTCAACCGCCTTTGCTTTACACGCAGTCTTTAGAAAAGACTTGCTATTGAAATTTGAATCACCGAGAATAGAGATATATTTTTCTTTATTGGGGTGAACTGAATAGGATTGTAGGCAGGATATTGCGTTTCGCAAATCACCTTCATGTCTCTTTGCTATACTCTTCAAATGTTCCGACTCAATAGCAAGCAATTCTTCTGTTGCTATCATGTTAAGTGCATGATACATATCGCCAAATCGTATAGGTGAGAAATTTCTCACTTGACACCTTGATTGAAGCCAACGACTTACTTTACCCAAGTCGTTGCATGTGAGTATGAAATAACAAGTCGCATTTTCAATAACGCCTTTGAGGGCATCTTGCGCTTGTATAGTTAGGCGGTCTGCTTCATCAAGCAGTATGATGGTCTCCCATCTTCCACTTTGCGATAATGGAATCAAATCTTCTTCAACAAACTCAATGCCTCTTTGTCTCTTTGAGGAAGCATTGAAGATGTGTAATTGGAAATCTAACTCTTTTGCTAATAGATGTGCCGCAGTTGTCTTTCCCGTTCCTGCTTCGGGGGAATGAAACAAATAATGTTGCATATTGTCTTTTGTTAAATTTGACAATTCTTCTCTTAGGATAGGTTGCCCTACAAACCTATCCCATGAGTCGGGTCTGTGTTTGCTAAACCATAGACTCATTGTGTTGCCTCCATTTCATCTTTGTAGTATTGAGCCATTTCCTCAAGCCATAGTTCTTCATAACACTCTTTGCATGTCTCATTCATCTCGGTTGCGATTGCATCATCACACATTCTGCATAGTCCAAGACCCTTCCTTTTTATGACCCACTTCATAGTCTTCTTGCTAATCTTTTCAATCAAACCCATTTACATGCCCCCTGCTAATCAAAAAGTCTTGGACTACATCCTTTACCTGCACGAACATACCGTGTGGGCTTCTACCGCTACTGTCAATTACCATGCACCTTGAGCGATTTGCTAAATGGTCATCTAATGCTACCATGTTTTCGCTTGCATGTTGTAGATGCAAGTCTTCTGCACCACGCTCAATCAGTGTGTTTGTATCTGCATGTATGCGAATAATCATACCGCCATTTGACAATACATCTTCTGCCTCGTTGATGTGTCTTACATCATCAACAATAGCGAACTTCATTCCCTTTTCCTGTGCATACTTGCGAAGACGCAAGACCCAATAATCAACATCTTCCATGTCTCTTCTTGCTTGACCCCATGCCTGTAATAGAGGTCTCGTCTTGGATTTGTCTAAATCTTCAAGGTTATCCCACATGAAGCGCGCTTCATTCTTTCGCATCTTCGGGAAGAACGCCTGTGCTACTTCCATACGCAAAGACTCCGCATAGGATAGAATAGGTAGGTTGTATCTCGTTGCGAGTGTTAGAGCAAGTGTGGATTTACCGGACTTCATGTTGCCCGCTATACCTATGAGTATAGTTTCAGTCATTCTTCTTCACTCCTTAGACCTGCTTCCAATACCTCTTTTGCTTTACCTGCGTAGCCTCTCTCTATGTGTAATGTGGCCGTTATTATAGTTGCCTTTAGTGCATATACCCTATCAAGTAAATCAGTCACTATTTCCATTACTCCATCTTGTTCTTCCTCATGTTTCTTCCTATACAATTTGCTCATATCCATTCCTCCATATTTTTCTCTTTGAGACATTCAGTCCTCTTCCGTGATTTCTGCGCCTCGCTCATATTGCCGATAGACTTCTCCTTAATAGTCTTAACCTTCTTGGTCTTACTCAAGAAACTAAGTCCTTCGGGAAAACATATCTCACAGGGCTTCATAGCGAGTGCGGTCTTGTCAGTAATCATGCCGTAGTCATAAATGTCAGCCCCGCATTTGTAGGTCTTTGACATTGAGACTCTTGCATGGAGTTTTCTGTCGGCCATGTTTGACGATAAAGGACAAGTCGTTATAAATCAGTCGGTTGCCGTCTTTGGCATACGAGACATTCAGCCCATCTGTCCTTTATCAATCGCATCTGTCCACAAGAAACACATCTTGAGGAGAGTTGTTTTTGTTTGTTTGTCATTGTTGAGTAGGGTCTTGTGTATAACAAATCTTCTTTATTGTGTATAATTTCATCGTTAATAGCATAGACTACATTCTTAGTCTTAATACCATTCCCAACATCAACCATCTCAAAACCGTCTTGTTTAATCTGCAAGTTCTTAGATAGCATAGCAGTTAAACTTGAGTCGTTTGGTAGAGAACGGAACTCGCCTTCTGCTAATAATATAGAGGCCATTTCGATACGCGTCATTCTCCCTTTCTCAAAGAGTATTTCCGCTACTCTCCTTCTTATACGAGAGTTATTACGCGCCATCACCTATCTCTAAGTCGCAAGAGTATTTATTCATTCCGATAGATAACCTAAAAACGCAAGGTTAGCATCACCTTCCCCATCACCCACATTCTCACCATCTAATTTATTCGATTTAGGATTAATCCACAAAATCATGTATTGAGCAAAACCTTCCTTGAAAGGAGTTGCTAAAAGCAACAATACAATAGAGCATAGAGCATCAATCATATCCAACCCATCTCCTTCTGTTTGCGTTTCTTTGCTTTCTTGGGAAGAGTATCTTTTGCTACTGAACGAATCTCATTAGATACCTTAGTATCTCCAAGTATTATTTCATCTCTATACATATCGCTTTCTCTAAATCCGTAAGGCAGTATATCCTCCTCCTCCTTGCGTTTTTTCGCAGGATACGAAGGTCTCGCAACAACATTACATCCAAATGTTATTGCTGCCATTTGATAATAATTAGGACACCACTTGAATGACTTAGCAAGCAGTCTCCATAGTTCTATGTCTTTGTGATTCTCTCGCAAGAAGGATAACATTAGTGGAATGGGAACATCCTTTGCTAAAGCCCATGCTCTATTCTTGTTATCCCATTTGAGAACTGCTTGTATAGCGGGCATATAATCAATCTTGCTATTCTTGATTGACTTATCGTAAATGACATTGTCATGTTTAATCTTTGGTGGATTGTTGCATACTATCACTAAACGATACGCAACATAATCAAGCCACGACATACATTCCTCCTTTGTCATGCGAGGCATGTGTGCTATGACTGTCAAATCTTTGGTTGTAGGGGAACAAATTATTCCTTCACCCTCAACATACTCGCCCTGTTTATACGGCGAAGCATCATGCGTAAAAATGACGACTCCCATCATCTTCACCCTCTATGCGAGAGAACTCTAAAACTCCTCTCGTTGTTTTTCTTCCTATCAATTGTCCTCTCGCTTCCATAATACGAAGCCAACGCGATACTGCATATACATTCACAGACATTGTCTTCTGCGGTAATTCTTGCATTACCTTTGGTAATAATTGGTCTGCCGTGAACCATTCGCTCAAATCCCAACTTTGGACTGCTGCACGAATAGCAGGTTCTCTATATGCTTTATTGGGCATAATTATACCCCTTCTCAAAGATATAACAATCTTCGCATAAACATTCCCCTGCAAGCCACTTTGTTTCTTCATTTTCCATTTCCATTCCACATGAACTACAATCCATACTCTACTCCTCCTCCACTATCTCTATAAACGAATCGTTCATATAAACCCACCGTTCAAACCTTTGCATTTGACTTTTAGATAAGTTCCACATATCCCCAACAACCTTCTTTTGAACGGGATAACGACCTGCATACCACTTTACACCATCTAATGTCAAGATGGCTATTAGACCATCTTCATACATCTTACGAGCAATCTTGGGATATTCTGTCTGTGGTATCGGCCTCGCAATCAATTGATTGAAATGCGGTCTCCACTTGACAGGTTCTCCGGCAGTCATTCTCTCACCACTCTCATATATCCGCAGTATTTACGCTTGCCGTCTGTGTAAGTTCTACACGAAGCGTATCTAACTCTTGCTTCACGACCACAATTAGAGCATCTTCGCAAATTATTAGTAGGCATGGAATAACCCATACCTCCCTTATCTTCACCATAGGAAATGCCCATCACACTTCCTCCCATGTAGTGTCTATGTATGTAGGTTCTTTCAAAGCACCTACTCGCAATTCTATTTGATTTAGCAAAGTGGGTTCGGCTCTAAGAACATCAACGAGGATTCCCATCACACCATTTACTTGTTGTTGTGCTAACAACAACTGCGAATCAACACCTATCTCTTGCTTCAATGTTCCTATGAGTTTGAGACTTGTGTTTGCTTGACCTACTAATCGAGTAGCATTAGCAATCCATTCTGCGTTTATTCCTTCTGCATCTTTCTGTTCTTCCCATTCATCCAACCAACGCTCTATTCTGCTAAAGACATTTTCTGCCATTTCCAAAGTGCTAATCGCTTCTTTGCGAGTAGCCTCAACCTCTTTCGCTTCTTGCGGGTCGTATGTCATGTGTCCTTGCATGTGGGTTTCAGTAGTACCATCTTCCCAACCATTAGTTGTATCAAGATAAGCAGGAGTCATATTACCCATGAATATTTGCGTTTCTAATTCCTTTTTTTGTGAGTGATTACACAAAGGACATTCGGGGGATTCAAGAACCCACTTCAAAGCCTGTATTACTTTAGGGTCTTCTTCGTATTTTATTCTCTCTTCAACCAACCATTTACTCTTCATCTCTCAACCTCCACATCTTCTGCTTGGCTTGCCATTTACCAATCTCATGCTTACTTCCTTTCTCTTCGTATTCACCTATGAATCTATCATCACGCATCAATATCTGCGTTGCACTCATAACATTTTCCGGCTTGCTCTTATGACACCCTGCCGATAACCATAATGTGCGAGTATAAGAAGAACCATGTTGCTTAATATAATCAACGCACTTCTCTCTCCATCTTTGGTAGTGTGTCTTTTTACTCGGCATCTTCGTCTTTCCTCCTATCTCTTACCTTCCAATAGGAACACTTGCGAGTACCCGACCATTCTGTGCCTTCGTGCATAATCACTTCTTCAAACCTATCGTCGCCTCTCAATATGACAGTTATGCCCCTTGTTCTTGGTGCGAGTTTAGACATAACATTACCTCTTCTACTCTTAACCAAGAAAGGCAAGTCAGTAGCCTTAGCAATCCCCAATTCGCATTCTTTCAAATATCTATACGCTGCATCTTTCCATACTTTGTGTTTCTTTCCCATGTTTAACCACCCCAATTTACATTGTCGCTTTTCAAGTCCGGCATACCGAACCTACATACTACGCCCCTTCGACCTCTTCCTTCTTTGCGAGGAGTGAACTCTCCAAACCATATTTGTTGCTTTAGATTTTCGTCAATCCATCTCTTCGCAGACTGATAATCATTGTTAGTGATTAGTTTAGCAACATCTTTAATCAATGTTGAACGAGGAACATCTTTATCCCAAAATGTAGTCTTAATCAAATGCACATCTTCATCCATAACATTACGACGCATTCGCAGACATTGTTCTAACAATGTCTCCAATCTTTTATCCATCTGCACATCAAGGATTCCACCTTCCCATTCACCTTTCATCATGTGATAACCAATAGCAAGTCTTCGGAACAAGTCACTCTCAAAAGAACGCACCGATTCCTTCATTACCCAATCTTGAAACTCTTGCGAGAACTTAACTCCCTTCGGGGGATTCATTACAATATCCATCTGCCTGTCTATGAACCATGCTCGCATGTCAATAATCTCACTTGCTAAATATGCCCTCTCTTCGGGAGGCATAGACGCTTGCTTGTTCTGTGCCTCTTTGTATAGACGCTCTTTTTCTGCATCCATTAGAATATCAATAATGAAGAACCTTCGGTCAAGACCGGACTCCAAATCCATACGACCATGTTGCGTTCCTCCCCATACCGTATATCGAGTATTGTATTTTACCCATCCGTCTCTCATACCTTTGTTCACACGACCACTATCAAGGGAAGTCAATAATTGATTCTTCATATCTATACTGTGGTCTTTCTTATTCGCATCGGAGACCGATGAAAATTCTTCAAAACATAGGAAGCCACCGCATAACTCTCTTGCGAGTGGCCTACCTATTATCTGCCCTTCGTCATTCACAGAACCAAACATACCTGCCTCCGTGATAGAGTTTGAGCCAATCATTGTGCGAAAACCTATACCATTGAAACCTTCGGTATTCCATAGAAGACCTGTGTATTCAGCACAGAACAAATCAATCAATACATTCTTTCCCGAACCCTTAGCACCACGCATGATAATGTGTATTCTTGTATCTGCAATTCTTGATGATGGAGTGTATATTGGATATTCGCTATGTCTTAGAGGACAGTCTGCGATTACAAAGCGATAGCCTTCTTCACCCTCTCTTGGTGCGAAGTCACACATGCTACACTTATTGACGGTGTTAAACAAGTGTGCGCCAATACTACATAGGAATACGGGAACTTTATCTTCCATATCTATGATATAGTTTCTATCGCAAAAGTCAAGGACTCTATCGAAAATATCCATCTCATCATATTTCATTGTCATTTTAATCACCCGAACATTCCATTTGCATTTATGTCTCTCTTGTTTTTAGTCTTCATTCTCGCCACTACTTCTCCCGCCATCTTCGCTGCCTCATTTGCTTCGGAGGAAGCCCTATCATAAATACCCTTCGACCTTTTTATAGCACCAACGGTATTATATCCGTTCTTTTTGAGTAAGCCCAAAGCCTCTCTAATGTGGCTATCATCATAAGGTAGGCTCTCCATTCTTGCGCCGTGAGAAGGAATAATTAGTATCTTTGCACCTGCGCTTTCAACGCTGAACATGAAAGCAGGTAGCCAACCCCATAGAGGTTGAAGGGAGTTATATGCTTCTTCTCCGCCAATATCTTCACCCTTTACAATAACGCAGGAATCAATTTCTTCTTCCATCATCCTATCAAAGGAATCGCTTGTTAATACAAAGAAGTCTTTGACTCCAAGATTGACAAGCATCTTTGCTACATCTCTCGCAGGGGGATAGTTGAATAGCCATGCGTTTTTCTGTTGGCCTATATCCTTACTTATGTGTGCGGGTGTTAATACTTCAACGATTAGGCAATTACCATTTCTGTATATCGCCCAACCTGTGAATCCTACTTCAAGGAAGGTATGCGGGCTTGAGTGTATGTGTTTGCTCGTCATATACCCTATCGGTTCGTTCTCCTTTACCATAGATGCACCCACTACCGCAGGTATGTGGTCTGTGCCTACTGCATCGTATAGTATGGCTTGAGTGATGCCTTTAGGCTCACCATCAAACCATACAAAGTCTGTCTCGTTTATTGTCTGTATCTCTCCCATGTATATACCTCATGTTGCTAAGACCTTATGAATCCCATTACTTTCAAGACCATAGAAATAATTAAAAAAAATTAAATCAAATGACTGAATGCGATTTTAAATTATTCTTTTTTCTTTCTTAAGAGTTAATCCTCTATTTATTAAATAAATAATAGTCGGACTTAAGTTTAATCTCTTAGGAAATATTACAAAATAAAATCAACAGGCTCGCAGTCTTGCGTTTATTTTTTTCTTAATTCTTTCCTCCGATTTGAAAGATATATCTATCATACTCAAGACGGTCTCTTTCGCGTGAATACATACCTACCCTATCCTTGTTGGATAATGTGTTGCTAATATCGTATGCTATCTCCGCCATGTGGAAAGACATTCTCGTTATGTAGTTATTCATATCTTTGAACCCATCCATTTCGGGATTCCAATAACACTTTTGGGGCGCGATTCTATAATCTGCACCACAATTTGCGTGTATTATTGTTGAAACTCGCCATGTTTTGACTTTTATCTCTTGGACTATACATAACTGTGGGTGTTCGCCATATATGTAAGAAGGGCATCTTGTTCGCAAATCCTTGTTATTAAAAGGTAGTAGCATTTTTGCTATGCACCCTTCCGGTTTCCAACGCCAGCCCTCTTCTACCATAGTGCAATCGTGAACGGTAGAGGCTATGTGTGCCTCTATCTTCCGCTTGGGTCGTGTATTAGGAATGACAAATTTCTTTTTGTCATAATTAAAACAAATCCATTCAACCTGCGATTCATCTATTAGAGCCTGTATTTCCTTGTCGAAAGTATGAGGCAAGTCTAACTTGCCAAGCATACCTGCTTGTATCTGTGTGCGATACATATTCGGCTGAATCACATCTAAGAACTCCCATATAGCATCGTAGCCGTCAAGCACTACATCGAACTCGTCTATACGCAAGTGTAGATATGGATTGAATCTTCTACCTTTGGAGGTCTTTCTAAGAGCAATAAAATCTTCAACCACAATATGTTTTGGTTGCGATAATATGTATGCCCCTTCATACCTAAACGGTTGCATTACCCTCACCTGTGGCCTTGAGAATCCTCTCAAGTAGGAAGTCAGCCGTTGGGTCATGCCCTGCGATTCTTAGCAATCGTATAGCGTCAAGTGCTACATTCAATACTTCTTCGTGGTTAATCATTCCCATTCACCCGTCATATACTTGCATTCTGTAATATATTTAGCAATCAATCGCAGTTTATCTTTAGAACAAGACCACAAGAAGGGCATCATACCTGCTTGGAATAACGCCCACTTCCCATCAACATAGGAATCTTCGGACTTTGGGAAGAGAAGTTTCTTGAAACTTTGTTTATTCAGCCTGTTGAGGTATTTCGCATCTTCTGTTGCTTGTAGCAAAATATTCATAGTAGTGGTTTCTTTTTCTATCATCCAATTCCACTCCGGTTTCACTCTTCTTCCTCTCCTATCTTTTTCCACTCTTGAAAACCATCGTTTAGATACTCTAACATATAGTAATCGCAATTATCAACAAACTCAATCTTACGGGCATATCTCCCATCGGGAAGTATGCAAGTGCCGGATTGCATTACTGCATACCACACACCATCCGGTGCAAGCATTGTATCAACTACGGGTATGTTGTATAAACTCAATTCAATCCCTCCACTTGCGATATTAAGTCTTTCAAGGTCGTCTCAAGAGTATCTTGCGTTGATTCTGCATTATCCTTTACTTCCTGTATCGCCATCTCAACAGTATGGTCTAACTGCATAGCGCACAATTCGTCTAATGCAGTATTGATTTCATCAATCGCATTTAGGGCATCGTCACATGCGCTCATCAATTCATCAAGTGCTATCGCCTTATCTTTCAGTTCTTCGCAAAGTCCGTCTAAGTCTGTCATATCATTCACTCCCATAAGTGCCATACATAGGTGTATCATCCTGTTTAACACCTGTTAGCATCGTTGTTGCTTCCATTAGAGAGTATTCTCTATCATCCTCAAGTGCCTCTCCCGTATGTTCGTAGTGTATGATTACATTACCTACAAGTGGCTGAATATTTCTCCTGCTCAAGTCTAAGTATGACAAATTATATTTTGCTGCCGTTGCGATATAGTTAAAATCAAGGCCATCTATAAGCCCTTCTTGATTAACAATAATGTCTATAACATCTTGTTTAATTACTTTCATTCGCATCAAATCACCATTTGCCTTTTTCATAGAACTTACGCTATTTACAAAGAAGTTAGACTTCTTTTCAGCACCCGTATATTCTATGTAGCCACCTACAAACTCTTGCATTTCTTCAAGAGTGGGTTTTTCGTTCACTATCTTTTCTATTTCTCCGCCTGTTCTTAAGAACAACCATTTTTCTTCCATTATCTTTTCACCTTCCTGTTTTTTATCTCCAATTTACTAAGGAGTATGCCCATATTATCTTCTATCTCACGGATAGCGGGTTCTACGACCACCTTCCACGCCTCCACCTTCTCGACACCATGCTCGGTGTCTATGTAGGCTATCTCTTCGATTATTTGCGAAGCAATTTGAAGTGCCTTTATTGTGCTATTGTATTTGTATTTACGCATGTTAATCACTCCCAATACTCCTCTCCGTATGGGTCATCATCGAACTCGTCAATATCCTGTTTAGGATATTCAAAACCCATCTCTTCTTGTCTTTCTGCGATTACATTTTCGACTTCGTCTAATGTGCAGTTCTCATCGAACACACCATGAACTGCCTCTAATGCTCGCCATTGAATGCTCTCATAGTATTGTAGTAATACGGGATGTGCATCTGTCGCTAAAGCGATAGCCCCGTCTTGTTTTACAAAATGTTCCGGTGCAAGTGCTTCGCAAGTATCGGAAATGCACCTTATCAAATGACATTGTCTTCGGAATTTTCTCTTTTCTTCGGTCTCAATCGCAAGGTGTCCTTCAATCACGGATAGCGACACACCATCAGCCTGTATGTGTGGGTCGTCTAATACTATGCGACTTATCAAGAGACTTTCAAAACTTTGCACTACTTCCTGTGCATCTATGTTTTCTTTAGCAAGAATCATTCTTGCTTGCTCGTTTAATCTATGTAATTCTCTTGCGCTTCTATCCGTTAGGTGACTAAACGCACTCTTGCCTTCGTCATCGAGGAAGCCCTTGTCTATGTCTATTATACACGCCTGTTCAACCACAACCGTATGATAAAACAAATACGCCTCATCTTTGTCTGCTACATCTACTTCATTTTCTTTCCATTTGCTCATTCATATCTCTCCTGTTTTCCATTCCTTAATACGGGTCTCCCCTATTTATTTCTTTTCCTCACTATAAGCACCATTTTTGAGACGGCCAATCGCAGTATCATAATCCTTCTGCTTTATCACGCCCATATCCAAATACTCTTTTAATTTGTCTTGAATCTCAACTGTCCATCTAAAGCGAGAACGCAAACTGTGGACTAAGAAACTAAAGTCCTCATACATCTTCTGTGTATGGGCATCCCACCCATTCACTTCTTGCATGTGTTCACGAACCTGCTTTGCTGCACCTACCTTGAGACTGCGACCCAAATGCTTGACACAATGACATAGAGGGCATAGTGCTTGTATGCCTTCCAATGTCTGTATGTGTCTCACATCATCATAAGACCAAAGTTCATGTGCTTCAACGGCATGTTTGCGATTCTGCGAAAAGCCGTCTTGCTCACAAATCTCGCATTTGTGTTCGGCTTGTTCGTAAGCCCATCTTCGTAAGCGATTCCATCCCGAAGGCGGGAGAAGACTACGCAAGTTTGCACCCCATGTTCCGGTAGGAACTAACTCGGTTGTGAGTATGGGGAAGCGTATTTTGCCGTCTTTATCCTCAAATACTTTCAAACACATCACCTAAAGCATTTGCGACTTTGATTCTAATATCATCAAGACTAACATCCACAACTTCTTTAGAAGTTCTTGGTATGTAGGCTTTTTCATTGATATGTTTAGGACTCTCAATCTTTGTTCGTGTTATTCTTTTTGCGATAATCGGCGCAGTTTGTCTCTTGTGTGGCGTAGCCATAACAACAGGTATAGCACAACTACTGCATGTATATACACTTGCCTTTCGCATTGGTTCATCACATACAGGGCATTGACCTGCTATCACTCTACCCGTTAGGTTCACATGGTAATCCAAATAACTACCATTTGGGTGTTTGCACCTAACTAAGTAGTTAGGTGTGTCCGGTGTGCATTGTATGAGCAATTGCTCATAGTCATCCGGCACTTCGTTTTTCGGCTCAATTCTTCTTTCGTTTTCGTTCATAACAATTCCTCATCTCTAATAGGGGCTTCTCATATTTAATTCAATGGGTTCTCATGCCCTCCTTGCGCCCATTGTAGTGCTTTTATCACGCCTCGTAAGGCGTTATAGTTCCTTATACATTCTGCTCTCTCGAACCTTTCTTCTGCGCTACGCATGGCTATATACCACTTCTCGCACAGAATCTTAGCGTGTTCTTTCATCTTCTCTAATTCTTCCCAATCTCTAATCATTCTTCTTCACCTTTTGCCTCATTGTATCGTCTATACGCTCGCAATAAATTATTTGTGTATGCAGGGTGTGTTTTTATCGCCCACACTACAAAATCTACTGATGCTAAAATTTCTTCCTCTTTCATTATTTCCACCACCAATCGGGGGCTTTCCTGCCCTTATTCCACTTTGCGAATCTTGCTTTCTCATGCAGGTAATAGTTTCTGTATGCCATGACTGCGTCGCCTTCGACCTTGTATTCGTCGGGCATACATTGAGCGAACTCGGTCAATTCCCCTTCGGGAATCATACTCATCATGTGGAACATCTGCTCGATACCATCAGCGCAGTAATGCGATTTTCCGAATCTATTTTCGTATTCTTCGCAAAGCATGGCTGCATGGAACGCTGCCCAAATGAAATTCTCCTGCGATTCTCCAACCCAACGGGTAGCCGGATGATTATGATACCCACCTTTGAGGGGTGTGTTTGACTTTGTCAAAGGCATCTGCTCATCCACCGCACCATGTCTTCGTAGGGCTGAACCCATCTGCTGATACAATTCGCAGACCATTTTAGGCACATGCTTATCGCAATACATCTTCGCTGACTCCGTAGGAGATTTGTCAAGGACAAATATATTCATTTAATCACCCCTCCTTTCTTCGGGTGTCAAAAAGAAATTCGCATATTCGGGGTAGTCTCTTAATATTGCCACTACTTGACTGTGCCAAACATCACGCCACCAATTATCATTCCCGCTTTGCATGAGGCTGAAATACGCTCGTATAATAGTATCAAACTCGTCTTTTGTTATCATTCTTCTTCACCTTCCCAATTGTCAGTTATCTTTGCGAACTGTTCCATAAATTCTTTATGGGAATGTAATTCTCTTAGTTCCGATAGGATTATGGAAGTTATACTTCTCAACACACCTACCTCATAGGGTCGCCCATCTAAATCTTCGATTACATCACCTGCCTCTAAGATATCGCATATCTCGGTTAGTATTTGTTCATACAAATCGTCTTGCTTCATTCTTCCTCACTCCTTGCTAATGCGTCAATCAACATCTGTATGTGTTCGGAGTCATCACTATCTCCGAGAAACGCAGTATCGAATTTATCCTCCCATTGTGTTATGATTATATTCGCCTGTATTCTTCTTTTCTCTCTCGCATCTTTAACTGCTTTCATTAATTTTTTTGCTATTCCTTTCATGCTCTCGCCTCCATCATTTTCTTTATCCTGTATGCAACCACTAATTCATTACATGAATCGCAGACTCTACCATCAACCAAAGGTTGTCCGTTGTGTCCTTCATCCCAATACATGACGCGCTCTCCGTCGTCATTGGTGTAGTAGTGTTTGTCAATTATGCCAAAGCATAAATCGCATATTTTTTCTTCGCTCATTCTTCTTCATCTCCAAATAATTCTTCGTAGCCGTAGCCATTCTCATAATCTTCTCGCAAAGCACTTTCATAATCAGCCATACCTACCATATACGCTATGTGGTCTAACCGTTGTAATGCGATTGACGGCAGGTATTCATAACCTGCAATCTTCACAGTCGGGTAGCATTCGTTTAACATATCAGCATACATTTCTTCTAACAATCTCATATTCATTCTATCACTTCTCCTAAAGCATCTCGCAACAATTCCTTGACCTGTGCCGTAGTCATGGACTTGCCACCACCACGCTCACCCCATGACCTGTGCATAGGTTGGTTGTCGGAGTAGCCTTTGGCTACCGTTCTGTTGCGAGAATCTTTTGCACCATGCCAAGTGGCAGTAGTGGTGCGAACCTTGTTCCCTACGGGGCTTCGGCTTCTTTGTCTTTTGTAAGCATTCTGCTTCTTCATGTATTCTTTGTGTGCCTCATCATTATAGTATGGTATGCCTCTAATCACTTGTGATTCGGGGTAGTCATCAATGTGCGTTATCTTCATAGCGCAAACCATCTTCAAGTCGTGGTCTTTGTAAAAGACTACATGGTGATACCCGCCACCATTCATGTTTATCTCCCATAGTATAGGGCTGCCTTTATCATCATTGAAAATCTCAATGTTCTTCATTTGTCCGTTTTCATCATATCCTGTCATCATTCATCACCTGCATATATTACAATTAAATAGGGGGTTTCGGTATTTAACATTTTACTCCACTCTCCTGTCGCACATACATTCGCTACGCCACTCGCCACACCCATTACATAGGCGAGCCTTTGCATATCCAAGTGCCTCGCTTATCCGTGAGCGTATTGCACCCTCAAGTTTAACATTTTTTGGTAGGCAATCTAATGCCAATCGCAAGTATTTGCGAATATAATAACCTCCGGTAGGAGGTTGATTTTGGTTGATTTTGGTTGATTCGCTGATTACATCAGCCGTGAATGCGTTGCTCATGAGAATAACCCCCTACTTGGGTTATTGACATAACAAGTTATGCAATCACCGTTATGGTGGTCGTAGTCATAATGCACTTTCCCACCGCAGGTATAACATTTGAGGGGTGTTGCGAGTATATGAGGAACACAACGGCAGTTATTAGCCTTGCATTTTTCGGGGTTCATGTATCTCTCGGCACAATAATTTGGGTCTTTATTTTCCATATTTATTCCTCCTGTATATTACCGCACAAAGCACAAACCCATGCTTCATACCATCCGGTATGAGGTTCTTTTTTGCTACAGTGTATTACTTCTATAGTCATATCTGCTTCGCAACAGACCTTTACTTTAACCCCATACTCGTTAATCCTTTCATCATCACCTAATACGGGCAGACCTAATACACGGAAAATGTCCTTGAAAATTGGATGGGTCATTCTTCCTCATCCTCCTCGTCGCAAACAAGACAATAATACCCGCCTTCTCCGTCATGGTCGCAGTCTTCCCCACATTCAGCGCATACATCTTCACAAGTGCAATCATCTTCGGGGAAATCGCAGTCTTCGCAAATTTCACCTTCAACATCATCATCAAGATGATGATATACTGTGGTGGTGCAGTCGCATAATTGGCATCGTAATTCTATTACTACCATGCCGTCGCCTGTCTCCGGATAATACTCCGTATCAAAATCATGTACGCATTCCTTCGGCTTATAGCCGGACTTCTTTTCTGTTCTCAAATCTTCATCCTTTACGCTCATTCTTCTTCACCTTCCTTTGCGAACTCTTCGATAAAGTCTTTGACTTTGCCAATATCTACTGTGCCTTCGCCCCATGCCTCATTACATCTGTGGGCTATCTTCAACAGTATGTTGGGGTCATAATCGCAAGAAACGGCATCAATGAAACAACCTGTTAGGCCACCATTACTTTGAGCGCAACCATAGCCTATCATGTGCAACATGGTAATCATCTCCTCATCATTCATTTAATACTCCCTCCTTCCGGAGTGAGGCAAATCGCAATCTTTAATCTCCCATACCATAGGTATGCTATCTAATTCTGCTACGCTGAAATAGCCCCATTCGGGGTATGTGCCTTGCACATACCCAAAGCATGTTCCATCGTCGTTTATCTCCGTTGCGAACCAATACCAACCGGACATTGATTCCCAACCCTTCAAAACCTTGTTTTCATCTCCGTATGCTCGGAGGTATAATTCACCATTTTTCGTTATCAATTCAGTCATTCTTCATCGTCTCCTGTTTTTCTCGGCCTTATTAGGGGGTTTTCCTACTTATAATTTCCTCATAAATTTTGAGTGCTTCTCCCACGCTTATGTAGTGTGTGTCTGCTTTCGCATGTGTGAATATGTGCCACCTGCTCGGATGCTGACCCAATGCGAGTGCGCTCATGTGTATGTAGCCATTCATCACTCATCATCCTCCGGCATAGGTTCGCCCGCACATCTTATCACGCCATCATTATCTTTTGTCAATCTATATTTTCGCTCTCCAATCCTACGGATTGCGCCCCATTGTTTTTCTGCAACAGTATTAGGTTCTGTGAACCCGATGCCCGTCATTTCTGTTAGAACAGAAATCGCAAAGACTAAATCTTTTGGACATAGCCCTGCTATGTAATTCATGCCTTCGGGAGTTAGCACATCATAATAATGCTGATGCAATAGTTCGCACATGACTTCTTCAATGACTGACTCTCCAAAGGAGACTCCGGTTATTTGCGATTCATCTCCGGCCATGAGTCTTATGAAAGACTCAAAATTTTGGTGGTCTTCAACATGGTTCAATAACCTTTGACCTGTCCTTGTAAAACAAGGTCTTGCTAAAAGCCACGCTTGCCTAAAGGTCTCATCTTCCCAAGCCATTCTTACTTGAGTCTCGCCTTTTACCATCAAGCCCACTCCTCTACATCTAACGCCATGTGTTTTGCGTGTTCATCACTTAGGCAAGCCATCTGTTTTACCTTGTAGCCTTCAAAGAAGGCTTCAAATTGTTCTGCGATATGAGCCGCAAAGCCCTCAATCTCCTCCACCGGAGGAGACGGGAGTATTACCAAGTGGGTTTCCTCCTCGCCTGTCTGTTCGTTCATAATGCCTATATTCCATACTTTCATATTTTTCATAATTTATCACTCCTTTTTTCAAATGTTCCATTTGAATCTAATAGTCACCCTCACCTTCTGCTTTAGCAGTCCATTTGGATATTGCTTCTTTTACATCTTCGATGCCGACTTTAATCGCTG